GGATGACCTGATCCGTGGCGTGTCCGATGACCTTGAGAGCCGCAGCGAGTGGATCGACGACCGCGCCCAAGGCATCAAGCTGCTGGGCCTCAAGATCGAAATACCTGGCCTGAATGGCGCTGCCGATGGTGCGCCCGTGGAGGGCATGTCGAAAGTGCGCCACCCGCTGCTGCAGGAGGCCGTGCTGCGCTTCCAAGCCAACGCGCGCTCCGAACTGCTGCCTACCGACGGCCCCGTTAAGATCCGCGATGACGCAAACGGCAGCACTACCCAGCGCGACGAGATTGCCAACGCCCTTGAGAAGGACATGAACCACTATCTGACCAGCACGGCGCGCGAATACTACCCAGACACAGACCGCATGCTGCTGATGCTGGGCTTCGGCGGCACATCGTTCAAGAAGGTGTATTTCTGCCCGCTGCGCAACCGCCCCGTCAGCGAGAGCGTGGATGCCGACAACCTGATCGTAAACAGCGCCGCCACCGACCTGTCAAACGCCAAGCGCGTCACGCACCGCGTCTTCATGCGGCCCAGCACGGTCACGCGCCTGCAGATCATTGGCATCTACAGCGACACCGAATTGGAGACGCCCAACGAGGTCACGCCAGATGCCGCTCAGGATGCTAAGAGCGCGCAGCAGGGCGTCACCGCCACATCGTCCAACCCAGATGACCGTGACCGCGAGATCTACGAAGTCTACTGCGAACTGGACATCAAGGGGTATGAACACAAGTACAAGGGCAAAGTTACTGGCCTCGAAATCCCGTACCGTGTCACCATCGACGTGTCTTCGCGCAAGATCCTGTCAATCACCCGCAACTTCGATCAGGACACCGCCGATTTGCCAGAGGCCCGCACGAACTTCGTCAAGTACACCTTCGTGCCAGGCCTCGGCTTTTACGACATCGGCCTGCTGCACATCTTGGGCAACACCACCAACGCCATCACCGCAGCGTGGCGCGAACTACTGGACGCTGGCATGTACGCCAACTTCCCAGGGTTTCTGATCAGCGACACGGGATCACGCCAGAACACCAATATTTTCCGCATCCCGCCAGGCGGATCTGCCCAGATCAAGACGGGTGGTATGCCCATCAATCAGGCCATCATGCCGCTGCCGTACAAGGAGCCATCGCAGGCACTGATGGCACTGGTGGAGAACATGTCCCAGACTGGCATGCGCGTGGGTGGCACCTCGGAGGCTCAGGTTGGCGAGGGCCGTGCTGATGCCCCAGTCGGCACCACGCTGGCCATGATCGATCAGGCTACCAAGATCATGAACGCCGTCCACAAGCGCATGCACAGCGCGCAGGCCGAGGAGTTCTCGCTGCTGCTGAAGTGCTTCCGCGAGCATCCCGAAAGCTTCTGGCAGCGCAACCGCAAGCCCACCGTCCAGTGGAATGAAGACTTGTTCATTCAGGCCATCAACGATGTGGAATTGGTGCCGCAGGCAGACCCCAACACGTCCAGCCATGCCCAGCGCGTGATGAAGATCATGGCGCTGAAGCAGTTGCAGGCCGCAAACCCGCAGATGTACGACGAGGAAGCCATCGACAAGGCAGCCCTGCGCGCCATCGGCTGGTCGAACCCTGAGCAGTTCCTCAAGCCAGCGCATGCCAAGCAGCCACCGCCTGAGTTCCTGAAGGGCGTTGAGGAGATCAAGATCGCCCACCAGAAGGCTGATGCTGACACGCTGCGCGCCCAAGCCACGATGCTGTCTGCGCAGTCACGTTCAGGCGCTCCGCAGGGGCCGCAGGGGCCACAGGCAGACCCCGCCAAGATGGTGGCCGAGCAGAACAAGGCCCGCCAGATGGAATACGGCATGAAGCGCGATGAGATAAACGACCAGAACCGCGACCTCGACCGCGAGAAGGACTTGCGGGTCAAACAAATGGAAGTAGACCGCGACCAGATGAATGACGCTGTTCGAATGCAACACGAACGTGATATGCAGGAGCGTGACCACGCTCAAGAGGCAATCAAGCTGGCAATGCAGATTAGGAAGCAGGGGCAGTAAATGGACAGAGACAAGGCGATCCGCGCGGCGCTTCTGACAGCCAAGGGCATCAAGAGCCGCAATAGTTTTGACCAAGGCGGCGCAGAAACTGGCAAAGGCATTCCAGCTTCTGAATACGTGGATATGTCTTGGTCTGACTACCTTGACAACCTCGTCAGAAACGCCCCGTCAAGCATTGCCAATCTGTTTTCTGATACTGCTGACTTTGCAGACCTTATGACAAATCCAGCGCGTATGCGGGAAAAAATAGAGTTTGCAAAAAACCTTACTCAGGGAACTGGGCAGCTTGCTTACGGCGCTGGTTCAAAGGTGGCGAGAAATGCTCTTGGCTACGAGGGAGACCCCGCTGGTGAAGCTGCCTTGGATAGTGCAGCCGCTGAAATTGCTGGTCACTACGGCCTTGGCCAGCCTGGGGAGTTCTGGAAAAATCTTGCTGAAGATCCAGCATCATATCTAGGCGATGCAGCCGCAGTTCTATCTGGTGGCACTGGGGCCACGATGAAGGCGCTGAAGGTAATTGATGATGCCCAACTTAGGCAACTAGATGAATTTGCTAATTTATATGCAAGACCGAAACAAGACGTAAGTACGTTTAGAAATCGTCAATTCTACGAGCCGAGCATTGATGAAATAAACAGAATGGGGGTAAGTTTAACCCCAGATGAAGCTGCTTATTGGCAAAGGCTTTCAGACTCTGACACGTTCTTGCAGCGAGGAGTATCTCCAGGCAGAGTTGCAGACAAAACAGGTATCTTGAGAATCCCCCGCGTGAATATGGAGGGTGACGTTTTAGGCGATCCGAGAGAGCTTTTCGGTGCAACGCCCGCTGAAATGGCGGCACTGCGCCCAGATCGGGCCAATTACTATGGATTTAAAATAAACCGTGATGTAAAGCCAGAATATGCGGGAGACACTGGGTATTTTTTACCAGAGCCAGGTCAGGAAGAAATTTGGATTAATCCTAATCAGAGTAAAGAAATTCAGGACGTGACTGAAGCGCATGAACTGACTCACGCAGATCAATACATAACTGGAGTTCCTAAAGGAGAAGGTGGAACATCGACAGAAAAGGCGGCCAGAGACAGGTTGGACTCTCTAAACTCACTTGATTCTCGCATCAGGGAGACGACAGACCCAACTGAAAGAGCCAGATTGAAAGATCAATTTAGGACGCTTCGCCAGACATCTCCAGTTGAATTGTATTATAGAAACCCTGGGGAAATGCTTGCAAATCTGTCAAGCGGTGAAAAGAACATGTCAAAACAGCTTAACTTTTCTCAATCATTGAATCCGTATATTAACACAAACAAAGGGCCTCTTGAGAGGGTTGCTGACGCTGTTACGCAAGTTACATTGGCAGACACAACCCCATTGATCACTTATCTTCAACGAAAAACAAATTTTCCAACCATTTATGAGGGAACCCACAGGGGTGTTCCTATAGACGTTTCCAAGGCTATAGTTGGATCTCCATTCAAGTCCAGAGGCGGCGCACTTGAGCTTGCCCGCCACGCCACGGCAGTGGGCCGCGCGGGTGGCCAAGTCTCACCGTCCAAATATCTGCCTGATGTTCCACGTGCCGTCCATGCTGATGGTGGCCGTGAGAATGGAGACAGCGGCCACATCTATGTGGTGCATGGCGGCTCAGACTTTGACCAGATTGACCCATCGTACTCAGGGCGCGGTGAGCCAGGCGGCATTCGCCCACTTGGCAAAGGTCTGTACGGCTATATTCTTGACCACGCCGATCCTGAAAGAGCGGAGCGGGCGATCAATGGTGCAAAAATGTACTCGCGCAAGTATGGGAGTGGTACAAAAACCCTTCACGTGTACAAAGTGCCAAAAACCGTATCCACGTCATGGAATGGATTAAATGAGTTTGACCGCACCAATGTTCCAGAATACCCGCCAGAAATTAAAGGTTTGGGTGGTTTGCCAGAAAAAGAACTGGCTGAATATGAAGCGCATGCGCGAAGCGAAGAGCCAAAAGGCGATGACTATTGGCCTTGGTTTAGAAAGAAAAATCAACTTTCTGACAGGGTCAAGCAAGCCGCAGATATGCAGCTTCAGCACCTCCCCATTGGTATTACAGAAGCTGCAATCCAAAACCCCAAGGTAGCCACACGGATTGGCAAGTTTGGCGTAGACACGCCCACCAGTGACATTCTAGATGTTGTCAAGGGCGATGCGCGGGATGGCAACATCACCAAGGCCGATGGTGGCAGCGTCACCGACAACGAAAACTTCCAGAACTGGTTTGGCAACAGCGTGACCCACACTGATGGTCAGCCGCATGTCTTCTACACTGGCACCAGTAAGGACAAGGATTTCACCTCGCACAACGTGGGCCGCCACGGCGCGTGGTTCACCCGTGACCCTGAAGAGGCATCACAATATGCAATGGTGAACGACAGCCAAGGATATAAGCGGGACGGCTGGAATGTTACTGCGACAAACACCGCATCGCGCGTGATCCCCGCCTACGTTAAGGCTGAAAACCCATACACTGGCGAAAGGCCAGAAAAATATACGCGCGACAATTACAAAGCCGCTCAGTCTGAATGGTTTGATACTCTGCGCGCGCAAGGATATGACTCGTGGATTCCCGCTCGGTACAATGGTGACCTTGT